ATCTTTGATCACATTATTACACATCATACGAGCAGACATTCCTGATTCATCTGAAGTTACCCATTCTCTAGCGGCTTTACCATTCTCTTCTCTTTCTTCTGGGGATAATTCATAGACTTGTTGAATAGCATTAGCCAAATCTCTAAAGTCTAGTCTATCATCCCAAATATAAGGAGTTGTAGGTGAACCTACTAATGACATATTATTTGGGAATACTGGTATAGCCCATTTACCGTGTTTTTTATAAGTACCAAAGTGATTTGAAGGAAATTCAGGTGTAAAATCAACCCACTTACCATTTTCATCTTCAAATCTCATTTGGTCTTGCATACCACCTGTTACATTTGCAATAATCATTTTACCCGCCATCATAGCTTCAGTTAATGCTAATCCCCATCCTTCATTTGAAGTAGGTAATACAACTGCGTCTGCTATATTGTAAAGTAAATTCATTTCTTTAGGATCTAATCTTTGATCTGAAAAGAATATATTTGAATTTTTACCAAATAATAATTCTCTAACAGCATATAAATCAGTACCATTATTGTCTACTGGTTGTGTATGCAATACTAAAGCAATTTTATCTGCTTGTTCTTTAGGTAATGTATCCAAGAATAATTTATGAGCGGCTAATAAATCACTAATACACTTTCTTCTAATGTTTCTAGAATTAAAAAGTAATGTAAAGTCAAATTTTTTATCACCAAATAATTTACTTTTCATTAACTGCATTTGAGCCATTTCTTCAGATGAGTTAATAGGATAAAATACTTTTTCATTAATACCATGAGGCACATAAGTGATGATTTTATCTTTTGCTTTAGAACCTAAAACCATTTCATTAATATTTTTGGTTTGTTTGCTAATTGCTAATAAAGTATCACATGACTCATAAAACGCTCTATTATATAAGGGGGCAGGTAAGTCATCCCAAATATTAATGTAAATCATTGGGATTTGTTTTCTGATTTCATTTTCAATAGCGAATAACCAATCATAATATCTTGGATCTGTAAAGAAGAATAAAGCGTCAGGTTTTTCAGCTTTAATTAAGGCTCTGATTAAATCTGCATTACCATAACCATTATTAGGGTATAATATAACTGAGGAGTCAGTTAGACCAGTTTCTTGGTTAGTAGCTTGAGATAAATCTAGTCTTTTTCCTGATTCAGGGTGATTTATAGCAGCAGCTATTGATACCCAGTTATAATGTTGAGCTGTACCTAAAACTATTTCTCGGGACATTGTAGCCACTCCTGAATGCATTCTTATATCATCACAGATGAATAAGATTTTCTTACGTTGTTCAGGAGGTAAGTAACCTTCTTTTTGCATAAAACTAATTTAATTTTTGTTATTTTTCTAATTCTAAATTCATATGATTATGAACTAATTTTTGGAACTCGGGGTCCGTTAAATACAGATGCATACATCTGTCTGCCAATTTTTGTAGAGAAAACTTTGTTTTAATTGTTTCGATTTTGAAAGCCTCAAAGATATCTTTATCTACTTTCACACTTGTTAATTGTTGATTTTGTGACATAATTTATATTTTTATTGTTATTATATATAAATATATGCGTTTTAGTTAAATTTAAATGTATTTTTAACTTCCTCATTCTTATCACATAAATCCTTATTATCTCTATAATTACAGAAATGACAATTATGTTTACTTGGTCTTTTCTCTAACTCAACCATATTATAATTTCCTTCAGAATCAAATGCTTGTTTTAAAAATCCTTCTAACAATTGTGTTGATTTATTCACTTTAATTTTACCAGCGGCAGGTTTAAATTCTTGTATTCGTTTTTGGGGAAAATCTCCTCCCTCATATACCTTTCTTCTAGTAATAAAATATTCTACCTCAATATTATCAATAGGGAAATTATATTGTTCCGCAAAGAATTTTTTGTATAAGAGTATTTGAGTTATTTTTACATCATCTTTCTTTTCTTTATCACCCCAACCTCTAGTTGAAGTTTTTATATCAAGAATTTTGATTGTATTAGTGGGTTCATGGTAAAACACTACATCAATAAAACCTGTTATAAAAACTTTTTCTAGAGTTTTAATAGGGTTCAAAACAATTGGTAACTCACAACCTACTAAATACCAACCTTTTTTAGAAAAGTAAGCTGCTCTTTTTTCTCTAATAAAATTAAGAATTTGAATTCCATCATCACAAAACTCTGCTAGTCCTGCTGCTGTAGAGAAATGGACGTTATTATTCTTTTCTAAAGTAAGTTTGTATTCGTTTTTTAAAGCGTTTTTAAAATCGGTTTCAATATCTAAATGATCTGCTGCTACTCCACTTTCCTCATACAATACTGTTAAATAATTTTGTAAAGTTAAGTGTAAGGCAGTTCCAAACACCGCGTGTATACTAGGTTCAAATACTTTAAATCCATCTCTATATTTCAACCCCCATTGGAACGGGCAGTTAGAAAACATACTTAATTGTGAGTAGGATATATACTTATTAACCTCGTAGTTGACGGGTGGAACTATTATCTTTCTAAGATCCTTTAATACTGGTGGGATTTGTTTAGCCAAGTTTTTTTCTGTTTTGGATTTCTCTATCTAAATAAAATAGAGCTTTTTCTAAATCCTGAATTATATTATCTTTTTTACCTGCTCTGGAAATGTATTTAAGTGTGTTACCTAAATTAAATCCTAAATCCCATGCTTCTATAACTTTAATAGCCTCATAAGGATTATCTTTACCTCCATAATGTTTAGGATGAATTACTGATGAATTTTTGTCTTCATCAATTATAAATGTTGCTTCTCTATCATTCATTTCTTCAAATTTTTTTCTTGAATCACTCATTTTAGTATTTGTTTGATTTCTTTTTCTTCTTTACCTAATTGCTGTAAAATATCTTTTATATCTTGTTGAGTTAAAATATTACAGTAATCTAAAACTTCTCTAGTACTAATCTGAAAATATCCAGATAGTAAATTTAATACTTCTTTAATATACTGTTGTTTAGAAGGTTTTTGATATTTGTTAAAGAATTTTTGTTTAGATAAAGTTTTACAATAGAATTCATATAACTTTTGTTTAGGCATTTGATATTCTTGAATTTCAGCTACTAACTCAACATAGTTGGGGTTCATTGAAACTATTTTATTAATCATAAAATTGTTAAAGATCTCATGCTCCTCATTCGAAAATGAGGACCATGATTCCTTATCATAAGACATTTGTTTTACCCAATCAAATATACTATTGATTTTCTTGCTCATCCTCTAGAATGAATTTAAATTCATCAGGTAAACCATCTTTTAAAATCTCACCTGTTTCAGGGTCATAAAATACTTGAATGGGTAATACATTGTCTTCGTTAGTACCTGTAATAAATTTAGATACTTTTCTTAGTAAGTACCCTTGATGCCATATTTTACCACCAGCGGCAGTTAAAATTGGTGTGGTTTTGCTTAAATCTAAGCTCATTTGTGGTTGTTGATCTTCCATTTTTTATTTAGTTGTTAATAATTTTGAAATGCATGCAGAGAATGTAATCTCTTTGTCCGGAGCAGAAACTGATTTGTGTTGATAATCTGCTATTATAAGTGTAGCTACTGCTGAGTTACTATACTCATCTGATCTTTCAAATAGTACTCTATAGAGTTCATTGTAATCTCTAATATTAGAATCCATTACTAACTGTCTTATAGTAGTGAAATTCTTAACATTTTTAGTTTTAAGTAATTCTATTACTTGATCTGATATTTGTTTGAAATTAGATATAGCTCTACTTTCCATTAATTCTCCATTTTTAATAGAGGATTGAAGTAAGTTTAAACATTTTCTAATATCAGGATACGTTTGTTTAATAATTCTTACTACATCAGCTTTAGTATAAGTAATACCTTCTAAATCTAAAATTTCAACACATTTAAATGCTACGTCTTGCATTGAAGGAGGTATTAATTCAAACATAACAGTTCTAGACTGAATTGGATCAATTATTCTTTCTATAAAGTTACAAGTGAATATGAAACGAGCATTTAAGCTATAAGTTTCAATTACGTTTCTAAGAGCAGCTTGAGCATTAATAGTTAAGAAATCCGCTTCATCCATTATAACCACTTTAAGTGGTTTAAAACCAGCAGCAGAAACAAACGATTTTACCTTATCTCTAATAGTATCAATACCATTTTCATCAGAACAATTAATATATATAAAATCACAATTAATGTTGTTCACTATTAATTTAGCCGCAGTGGTTTTTCCTGTACCTGCAGGTCCTGTAAGTAATAGGTGAGGAATATCATTAGAATCAATCCAGTGTTGTAAAGATGATTTAAAATCTTCATTACCAATGTATCCTTCTAAGGTATCAGGTCTGTATTTCTCTGTATAAAGAGTGTGTTTTTTATTGAACATAACTTTTATAATATATGGAGAGGTTTTCACCTCTCCAAATTTATTACATCATCCCTTGCATAGGATTGATTTCTTCTTTTTTGTCTTCTTTTTTCTCGTAAATCACAGATTCAGTTGTTAAAATTGTACCTGCAACTGAAGCTGCGTTTTCTAAAGCAATACGAGTTACTTTTTTAGGATCGATAATACCTGCTTCTTTAAAATCCATTGTTGTTAAGTCTTTGTAATTAAGACCTGCCCAATTATTTCCTTTTTCTGAATCTGTTAATTTAGAACCTAGATATTGCACTTCTACAAGATCATGTCCGGCATTAGTTAATATTTTTTGGAATGGAGCTGTTACTGCTTTGTAAACTATTTTTTTACCTAGGACAAAATCATTAGTGCCTTCAAAAGTAATTGATTTCCTAGCATATAATAAGGCAGTACCACCCCCTACTACAATACCTTCTTCAAGAGCCGCTCTTGTAGCAAATAAAGCATCTTCTACTCTATCTTTTTTCTCTTTGATTTCTAATTCACTATTACCACCTACGTTAATAATAGCTACACCACCAATCATTTTACCTAAACGTTCTTGTAGTTTTTCTTTTTCAAATGGTGAACCGGCATCATCAATTTGTTTTTTAATTTCTTGCGCTCGGGTTTCAATAGCCTGTTCTTCACCTTTACCATCAACAATTGTTGTTTTATCTTTACCAATTGTAGCAGTACGAGATGTACCTAAACATTGTTTTAAAGTATTAACATCAATCTTTTCCAATTTATGCCCTTTGTCTTTAGAAAGAACTTGACCACCTGTAATAATAGCTAGATCTTCTAAAGCCATTGTTCTTCTATCTCCAAACTCCGGTGCTTTAACTGCTACAACATTTACAATACCTCTCATTTTATTAACAATAGCTACGGCCAATGCCTCACCATCTATATCTTCTGCTACTATTAATAATGAACGTTTTTCAGTATTAGCTAATGTTAAAGCAGGTACTAATTCATTTACTGTTGTGATTCTACCATTATAAATTAAAATATAGGGGTTATCTAATACCGCTGTCATAGTATTATTATCAGTTACAAAATAAGGTGATTTATAACCCCTATCAAACTGCATACCTTCTACAATTTCAAGTGAAGTTTCACCTGATTTTGATTCTTCAATTGCTACAATTCCATCTCTGCCTACTTTTTCTAAAGCAGTAGCGATTAAATTACCAATTTCTTTATCATTATTACCTGATATAGTAGCTACTTCTCTAATTTGTTGATTGTCAGATATATCTTCTGTTAAAATATTAAGAGCAGATTTAATCTCTTCAACAGCGGCGTCAATACCTTTTTTAATTTCTACAGCATTCTGCCCTGCGTTAACATGTTTTAAACCTTCTTCTAAAAGAGCATAAGCTAATAAAGTACCTGTAGTTGTTCCATCTCCAACTTCATTTGCAGATTTAACTGATACTTTTTGTACTAATTCTGCTCCAGTAGATTCAATTGGGTCTTCTAATTCTTTAAAAGCTTTAGCTACAGATACACCATCTTTGGTTACTGTTAATTGACCATACTCACCTTTAATTAACACGGTTCTACCTGCTGGTCCTAGGGTAGATGATACACTATTATTGAGTTTTCTAACTCCTTCTAATAGTTTTGATTTTAATTCGGGTCCAAATACTGTTTCTGTCATAATTAATCTTCTATAATTGATGGGATTTGTTCTTGTGAAATAATTAAATAATCTATATTATCTAATGTTAATTTTTGTGCTCCCATTGGTGGGATAACTACTTTTTGACCTACTTTTAGATCTGATGGTACAAATTCACCTTTATGCCAATTATACACATTTGATACTGCTATAACTTCAGCTATAAGTGATTTTTCATGACCTACATCAGGTATAATGATATTACCTACCATCATTTCATTTTCTTCGAGTTGTTTTAAGATGATACTACCACCTCGGGGTTTTAATTTACTCATTAATTAAATTATTTAAATTGTTTAAAGTTGTTTCTAATTCTTTGATATACTCTTTAATGGTATAAGTTGGAGCTTTTTCAAGGGCTTGAGTTTTAACTACATATTTTAAAGCGTTAGTTAATTGGGTATAATAACCAATTGTTTTTTCTTTACTAGTTTCAGGATCAATATAAATTAAATTATAACTCTCATCATCAACAACTATTTTGTAATTGCCTAATGATGGATCTGAAATTGTTGATGTTTTTTTAGTAGATCCTTTTTGTCTACCTTTGAATTGAAGATTTGCCATAACTTTATAATTAATTTTTATTATATAATATAATAAATTTTTTTGGATTATCCAAATAAAACTTAACCTAAGGGCTTAAGGTTTTTATTTTATTTTTATAGTTCTGAGTTTAGCTTTTTCAGCTACAGGTATAGAAATTTCTAGCAAACCATTTTCTAGTTTTGCTAATGCTAATGATAAATCATATTTAGCTGATATTTTATAGCCTAAATTAAAAGATTTTTTAGATAGTCCTCTATGGATTGTTCCAGGATGAAGTTCTTTTTCTTCTTCTGCTTTATTATAACTAATTTTTAAGATATCATCCTCGATATCTACATTTACTTCGTCTTTAGTAAGACCAGTACATGCGACTTCAAAGTGAAGTCCTGCATCGTCGTAAAAGATGTTTAAAGGGTGAGGTTGTTTTGTGGTTGCTGCTGAACCATATCCACTTGTTGGGTAAAAGAAATTGTGGAATAGAATGTCAAATTCATTAAAGTTTGTACTCATATTGATTTACGTTTTGTGAGTGCTTTTGCTACTCATTATTAATTGCCCTTAGGTTATTTGTCATAAATATTATTACTCATGTAAAGCTACAAGAAAATATTCTGATTTTACGCCTGCTTCTTCTAAATTTATTTTTAATAATCCATCTTTATAAACATATACTTTACCTATTGCATTTTTGTTTACTGATATTATTTCTCTAAAATTATTAGCACTAAAAGCTATAGGTTTTATTTTGTTAGTAATTTTTCCGGATTCAATAAAATTTACTTTATTTGAATAAGATGACTTTTCTCCAATCATAAAATTTATAACTTCATCATTTTTAAAATCTTTACTTATTCCTATTTCAAAACGAGGTGGTTTATCTAATGAATTATGAGCTTTAATATATTTTTGGGTAAAATCAAAATTAATATCAAATTCTAGATCATGGGGTGGTAAATTAGGAACAACACCTGGGTCTTGTATTAACCCTAAGTCACTTAAATTGTATGATAAATCAAATTGGTTGTCACTAATATGAAGTTTTAGGAAATGATTGTTTTGTTTTTCTAACTTTAATTCAATGAAATCATTAGTTATATGAAGTAATTTAAGTAATTGACTAGTATTAAAAATACCAATCTCGCAGTCTTCTAAGGTTATAGGCGCTATAACTTCCCCTATGCAATCCTTGTTGTCGACTGCAAATTTAATGTGAGCTTCGTTGTTTTTTACCTTAAATTTAACCTGAGATGTTAGCCCGTTTAAGTAGAAACTTTCAATAATTTGTGTTAATATTGTTTTATCCATTAGTTGAATGTAAAAAATTTATGTATTAGTGGATTTGCTGGTGGTAACATCCATTCGAGGTCACTATAGAATCCTTGTAATTTATTTTGTAATATAGTTTCAAAACTTTTTTCTCTATTAATATATTCATTAATAAAATCTTTGATTTTATTAGGCATATCAAATTCCATAAAAGCAATGGCTTCCATTTGATATGGGTTAGATTTTAAATAAACCCATTTAATTTTATCACCTTGCACAATTTGACTATGAATTTTATCTAATCCCCAAAATCTTAATAAATCATTATAGCAAGTAGCAGCTTTAACATTAGCGCCAGCACCTTTTTTAAGTGTAGATAAAATTTTACCAGGTTTAGGAATAGCCTCAACATAATCATTTAATACTTTAACTGATGTTGGATTACCAATTAAACAAAAGTCTATATTAGGTCCTGTTGATTCATTTCTAAAATCTTGTATTTTTTTATCAATTATATTTTGTGGAGTACCCTTAATAATTAATTCTAATATCTCTTGATAAAACTTACCAAAATATTTAGGAAAATTAGCTTTTTTAAATTCTAAACCTTTAATATCTAATTCTTCTACGGTTCTGCCTTCTTTCTTAGTAATCCATTGAGCATACCTTCTAGTAGCTCTAAAATAAGCTGAACGAATAACAGCTTCTGTTTTCATCTCAAGTCTATGAGTAGTAACATTAAATGCTTCTCTAGCTAATACATCATAATGTTTAGTTATAATGTCTTGATATTTAAGAGCTACTTTTTCTAGTATGTCATCTTTTTCTTGATCTTTAAAATCCTCAAAATTAGGATATAAATATTTTAATAAAGGTTCAGCATTGAAATAATTAGAGTCTGTATCCACATAGGCGCAAAAATTAAAATCACCTTCATCACAAATCCACCATGGGGTATCTTCTAAATGTTTCATATTAAAATGTTCTTTCTCCTGGTATTGGTGGGAGATTAATTGGTTTATTACCTTTTGAATCAATATCGGTTCTTTCTTTAAGAATTATTTCAAACGAGTTTCCTTTAATCTTACATTTACCTCCTTGCTGCAACATCTTTTTAAAGAATTTAATTTGTGAATCATCCCAATCTTCCGATAATTCAATAACTAATTGTTTTTCAGCCAAAGTACCATTTATATTAATAATTACTCCGTTTCTAATTGATTGTCCCTTTAACGCCATTATATTTCTAATTTAAATTTCCATTTATACCCTCCTGTGGATTTCATTTTACCTCGCAACTGATAAAGATTTTATAAATTCTTCTTTAAATTTATCATCTTTTAAAATTTTATTCATATGACGATTAGCACATAAAGCACTCTCACAGATTATTCTTTGACCAGTAAGTGTTGTAGCTTCAGCCATAATAACATTTCCATACCTAAAAGTTGGAAGACTTGTAGCACCATAAAGTGAGTTAAGTAAGATTTTCATTGTATATTGTAATAAATGATATTTTTCACCTCCTACTGTATCTCCTGATTTATAAGCTTTTTTCATTTGATTTTTATATAAAACTCTTTCATCAAACCATTTTGATAATATAGTTGATAGTACGGATTCTTTATCTGTGCGAAATATAACACCATTTGCTGATATAGCCAAATTATATTGTTGAAGTAGTTTAACTATTTTAGAAGAAGTCCAATCAATTTTATTAAATTTACTTTGGTTAGTAAACCATTCCATAGTATGAGGTTTATCTTCAGTATCATTTATTAAATCAATTAAACCTAAACGATTATTTCTATCATTAAAATTAACAATTCTACCTATTAATGTTTCTTTACCAATATTAAGAGACATAATAATTGAAGGATACAATGATGTTAAATCCTCATCAAACATATAACGATACAATCCTGCTTTAGGGCAGAATAAATAACCACCAGCATAATTAGCTTTTTTAATAGGATTTCTATCACGTGATGGAGGTATTATATCTTCAGATAATAAAAATGATGAAATAGCACCATCATGAATTTTAGAAGATTGATAAACATCATCATAATGAATCTTACCTTTATGTGCTAGATTTTTAGTTAAACTAATGTAGTTAAATTTATTATCTAATGCTTTTAATATTTCAACATCTCTAAAGTTATATTCAATAAATTTTTCTTTATCAGTTTCAAATAATCTATCTAAACTACCTTCATACTCAATTTTTCCTAATTTACAATATTTTTCACCTAATGAATCTAATTTATAAGAAGGTTCATCAGCAAATGAATATTTTTTATGTAAACGAATATAATCTAAAGAATACATACCTTCAATTCTTATAGGTTGATCTTCATTATAAATAGTAATTCCACTATCATTTGTAAATTTTTGTTCTTTAATTTTACCTATAGGAGATAGAGCATTAGCTCTACGTTCTCCTAACTGGTTAAAAATTCTATAATAAAGGTAAGGTATATCAAAATAATCACTATTATAACCAACTAGAATATCGGGGTTAACTTTATTTAAATAATTTAACCATTTATTTAATAACTCTCTTTCATTGGGTACTGGTATTATATGTTTATTTCCTATAGTAGTTTTTTTAATTTTATTATCTTTATCTAAAATTAGAATATACCATTTATCTTCTTGTTTATACCACCAAGCAATTGAGGTAACAGGTTTAGGTGCTTTTCTGATGTATTCAGGTGTAAGAGCACCACCCATTTCAATCTCAATATCAAAAAATATTTCTTGATGAGTAGTTGAGGGTTCATCATTTATAC